CCCATTGCTGGCCTTAGTGTAACTTCACCACCAAGGATGTAATCTGTAACATTGCTAGTGGATGGGTCTATATCCAGTATGACCGATTTGCCATCTACTGCATCTAGCGGTGCGTCTTCATCATCACCATTAGCAATCGCAATTATTCTTCCTGATGTGGTGTTGTAAATTGCGTATGTTGTATTTCTCACGAGTTTTTTACCTCCAAAAACAGAATATTTACTTGTTGTGCTTGTATACTCGAAGTTATCGCTCCAGCACTTTTAATCTGCAAGTAGTACTGTAATGTCTGTCCCCCGATAGTATCCCTGAGTGATGCTGCAACTTGTGTACGATGTGTCGGAGTTGATGAGTGAAATTGCTGAAAACATCCTGACCACTCTGCTAGAACGGCCCCAGCCCTCACTAGCCGCATACTACCGAATAGGTCAGCACTGTTTTCCACGCCATCCAATAATGCCGACACAGTTATGTGTATTGGTGCACCCGTCGAAGTGAAACTTCCCTGGAGGATAGTAAACCATTGGTTACTCACGGTCGGCGTGAAAGTCTGCAATGCCGCCGCATAATAATTTTTCGGAATAGTGACAGCTTGGTATGCGATTTTACCTGTTGATACACCCCCATTTGCTAAATTATTTGTAGCGATCTGCAAGCTACCAATCTTCGCCCCTGTAATTGTCGCGTTGGCAATCTTCGCGTTTGTTACGATGCTATTCGCGATCTGTGCGGTTCCAGTGATCACTGCGTTTGTTGTGTTTAAATCTGTTGCTGTTATTGAACCTGCGGCAATCTTGCCCGCCGTAACCGCACCCGCAAAGATTTTATCGGCGACGATAGCGCCCGTGCTAACTTTATCTGATGTAATCGCACCTGCGGCAATCTCGTTGGACCTTATAGACAGTGCCTCAATCTCATTGGCACCAATAGTATTCGCAAGTATTTCAACTGATGTAATCGTATTCGCGGCAATCTCTACGGCTGTAACTGAACCCGCAACAATGTTTGCTGCTACAATCGCATCAGCGGCTATCTTGCCTGCTACAATAGCATTTGCTGCTATTTCATCTGCAGTGACCGCCCCTGTCGCTATCTCATTCGACGTAATCGTATTCGCTACAATCTTCGCCGCTGTAACAGAATTTGCTGATAGTTTGCCGGTTGTAACGGCATTGCTTGCTATTTTAGTTGAAGTGATTGCGTTGTTCGCAATTTCTGTAGCCCCAATTGTCGCAGCTTGTATATTGTCTGCGCTTACAGCATCGGTTGCGATCTTTGCGTTTGTAACAGCGTCTGCCGCTATCTTTAATGTTGTGACTGCCCCCGACGCTAACTCTACATCTGTTATGGATAGTGGTTCAATATATTCAAATTGGGCGAGTGGTGATTCTGCAAACTCTGTACTATAATTTAATTCATCAGTGCCGAATGCATCGTAAGCCGCAAGCTGAAAGTACTTCGTTGTGCCTGACGCAACATCGGATATAATTATGCTATCTGCCTTTCCTTTGTAGACACAATTGCCTGCTCCTTGTTCTTTACCTACAGGGGTAAAACCGCTCGTCTCACTCATCCAAACAATTATGCCTTCATAGTCCAAATCGGATGGTGTAATTAAATCTATGAATATAGTTTGTAAAGCTGCTGCTGATGAGATGCCACCTGGCACTTCTGGCGCAGGATTGTTAACAGTTAACTTCGCAGGATTTAACGATAGTTGACCTTGTATGCCTCGGCGCTTAACTTCAATTGTAAAGTCACGCGTTGCTGTTCCGCCACCATCTTCAATATTCTTCTCTACTGAATACTCATAATTGTTGTATACAATATATTCTGTACGACGAACCGATAGATCATCATTTAGTATTTGTACCTGATAGTCTTTAAAGTCTGCGCCTTCTGCCCCTTCATCTGCGAATGTGTTTATATCCCAAGCATCATACTGAACGTTGCTTACCCGCCATACGAATTTGGCTACATTACCTGTGTATTCTGTTGCGTTTGTACCGTTAAATAATTCAAGTCCTGTAACATCTTCCATTGCTGGTAATAGCACTTGGTCGAGGTAGATGCCTAGTACTGTATAAGTGTCAACTAACGCGACTGATGTTGTACGCTTCGGATCTATCGGCACTGCTAATAATTTAATTGTATAAGTGTCTTTTGCCTGTACTGCTATTTCATACGACAGCCCATACACAACACCATAGTCAATGGTGTCACCACCATTCTTTGTAATTTGTAATCTCGCACCATTTGCGTTGTTTGATAAATCCCATGTGAACCCAAGTACTGCCTGCCCACTTGAATCATTTATGTTTTCATAAAACCGCAAGTTCGTTGCCTGAGCTACATCAGTGTTAAATAACGCAGAGGTGTCATACACGTATGAACCATCCTCTGTTAAATAATACGCATCATCTTCATCAACTGCTGTGATGCTAACCTCACTCATATCACTGCCGACTATTTGTATGTCAATAACCTTTAGCTTTTTACCGGGTGTAGCATCTGGTTCAAACTGCCATATAGCATCTTGTGTTTCGTTGTTCGGATAACTACTCGGGTTGGTGCTAAGTGATTGTAATAGCGTTATAGTATTCGACGCATTTGCGTTATACTGAGCTTGTACTACTTCATAGTCACCATTCGGATGACGCACGCCTATGTAGTATGCTGTGCCTGAACCATTGTCAAACGTCAACTCTCTATCGAGTGTTATTTGGGTTGTTGACTGCGACCCATCATTTGATAGCCGCCCGGTCTTCGCCCAGTTAGTTAAATCGTGCCCGACTACTATAATGTCACCCTTATTGACCATCAACCCTTCAACATCAGTATCGAAGCTAACTCTACGTCTACGGAATACTTGTTCTGACGCAATTAAATTTGCTTCTTTACCTGCTTGTATTTTATTTGTTACACCTTTAATTCTTGTCTTCTGTGGGTTGGTCGGAATAGCGACACCCGGTATTGTAACTCGCACTTCATCCAACTGATAGTCAAGGTCTCTATTTCGAAATTCGAGTATAATCTCATCCGCAAGTTCTTCACTTATGTATGAGACCTGGAATGAGTCTGCTTTAATATTGCTCATTCCGAATACTTGTGTAATCGGTTGGCTGCCTTGATCGTATATAACACTCAATGATCCAGTATGGTATGAGATGGCACCACGACCCGCTCTTGCGATAGTATTTAATATATCCGCAACAACCATCCGTCTGTCAAAAACATAGTTAAATTGTAGATCTTTGGCATCGCACCATACAGCCCAATCTTTAATTCCTTCAATGTCAATTTCATTATCCGCAAACCCACCACCAAACTCGAGACGACCATCTGCGGCATAACGACCCCTTGCGAAGTATAAGTACCACCACGCTGGATTGCTGGTCGCCTCTATGCTCCAAGTACTGCCATTAAATACTAAACATTTAGCACTAACTGTTGCGGATAGTTGATCGACTGCACCGTTAAATTGTGCTGTGGATCGTATCTTCAAACCCATTCGTTTTTGGCCAGTGTAATCTGACGTGTCTGGTTGGTATGAACGCAATGCTGTCCAAGTTAAATCGTCAGCAGCCGATGTGTCTGCAGACTCTTGTGTTATCCGTGTAACACGTACTTCATACTGACCTTGTACTACTGGTTTCGAATACGTTTTGCGAACTGGCTTACGAGAGTTGTTTGTAAGTACTGCTGCGGTTGACGGTGCGTAAACCGCCGGGTAACTAGTAAACTGATCTGAATACGCCTCGCGAACTAACTTTTGGTATGATGGTTGGAACGGAAGCCAATCAACATCATTTACATTTCTGTATTCAATGTTAAACTCTACCGTCATTGGCCGAGCACGACCTTTCGAGTTATATGCGACTAACAGTGCTTCAAAATCAAGCTGTAATTGTGTTGTGTCTATTGCTGACGTGCGGATTGTTGACCCGCCTGCGACTGTAATCTCTGACCCTGCGATTGAATCAACATTGCCCGGAAATAACGTTAGTGTGCCTGTAGACCCCGGACTAATATCAGGTGTTGTAACATCCTGATAGTTTCCAAGTACGTCTTCGCCAATCTTCAAATTCAGTATGTCAATATCCGGGTTCATTCCGAAGTGGAATACTTGGTATAAGTATTGATCTTCACCTTCATAAGTCGCGTATGGTCTTGCTCCCAAATCTGGAATGTACTTATGCGTGCCACATATAATTGGAATTGGCTGGTCAATACGTATTGAATTTCGCCCACCTGTTAATGAATAAGTCGGTGATGGGCTGTCTTCAAATGATGGGGTGTCTGGTGGAAATAACTTATTGATCAATAATGATCCGACGACCATTATTGCCATATTGACCGCTCCCGCACCGAATGTACCCGCCCCGAACGCAGCAGCCCCTATCCCGCCAGTAAAGTATATAAGCGCAATCATTGCTACAATCGCAACTGGGTTCGATCCATCACCACCTTGTACGTCTGCTTTTATATTCAGTACGTCATTGACAGCCATGACACGTTTGAAGTTCTTCTCTTCAAACCCGTTGACCCAAATACGAGGTTCGCCGACTATATCCAGTCCGGATTTATCCAGTACGTCTTGTAATGAATCGCCAGTTTGAATCTCAAATTCAACGTGTCGTTGATCTTTCTTTGGCAGTAGTGGATGTGGTGAAAACGAGGCTTGGGCCATAAATTAATTCCTTTTAAGTATTTATGACTGACGCAACCAGACACGTTTACCATCAACGAGTTTCCATGTTTTACCTTTGTTCTTGCCTTTTCCTGCCTTACTTATCTTGGCTCGTGTTTCTTCGCTTATTGGCTTTCTGCGTTTGCCCGCTTCACTGATCTTCCGTTTAGTTTCTTCTGTGTGTTTCTTGCCTTTGTGAGCTTCACTAAGTTTACGCCGTGTTTCTTCTGAGGTTATGCGGCCTGTACCGGTATAAGCCCTCGAGCGTCATTCCGTATTTTGGTAAATCTCTAAGGTTATGGATCACGACCGATCCAACGTTCTTCATATTGTGTAATACGTATTGCTTTGTACTGATGCTAAAATAAATGCCGATGTGATAAAGACCCCTGCACTTCATTAACGCTATATCGCCATCTACCGCATCAGTGATGGGGTCGCAATAAGTTTCTTTCTGATCTGCTATGTCTTTGCTGAGTGATTTAACATTAAATGATGAGCGACTTGGCAGTGTAACTTGCTCGTCGTTAAATTCATTAAGTACGTCTTCTGCTAAATGACCGCAATCATATTCGTCAACTATGTAGGGCCGCCCTACGTACGTATCCGTCCAGTGCGCCACTAAAAGAGGCCGATAGCAGTTGATTTATTGTAAGTTGTTGGCATTCCGTTTCTGTTGTAAACATCTGGAAATGATAGTCTTGCTGTAATCTTTGAAGTTGTTGCGGTTATATTTGTTAGTACCATCTGTATTTCGTATTCAACAACATTCGGGGTTGATCGAAGTACTTGTTTTATGGTTGCTGTAGCGCCACTGCCGCCCGAACTAACCTCAAGCCATTCCATTAAGTCTTTGCCGACGTTATCCATCACTATTTTAGCTTCTGGTTGTCCGGACTCTGGTTGGTTGGGTTTATCAATCTCAAACCCAAAGGCCTGGAATAAATTTCCGTTATGAGTTAAATCATCATTGTCATTTACAACACGGACCGGTGAGGTTAACCCAGGATGGTTAATCTCTAATAGAGCCAGCGGCACTTCAATTGCGTTGACTGCGTTGACTGTTTCTTTAAAGTTTTCTGTATATGGCATTTATAATGCCTCCTTGCAATTATCAAAGTGCCAGCGTTGCATTGATCCACCGCCGCCTGTCTTGCTACAATGCGGGCAAGTTACTGTTGGTATTTTCTTTCCTTTAAGTGCTTTACTTAATCTACGTTTCATTTCTTCTGTTTTTGGTTGCCTTTTTTTACCTTTATTGTATTCGCCAATCTTACGTTTTGCCTCTTCAGTGTGTTTGCGGCCTTTATGAGATGCACTCATCTTCGCTCGGGTTTCTTCTGAGCGTGGTAAATGCTTTTTACCTTTATTTGCTTCGCCAATCTTACGTTTTGTTTCAGCTAACATAAAACTGCCGGCACCTTCACCACCGTCTGTTGAGTTTGTTAACTTATGCCCGAGTCTTTTGTACAGAGCTATAAAATGTGTTTCTGCGTTCTGCCATTCGCATGTAAGTACTTCAGCTACAATAATTACTTCTGGTATAGCATCTTCCCTTAATAACTTTTTAATCCAGTTCGATTTGTATGTTACTGCTTTTGTTCCCCGTAAGTGCCCGGTTTTAAGCCGATCATCAGGATCGTTTGCTTTGCCGATGTATCTGTATTGCTCTGGGTCGCGCGGATCATATAGCGCATATATAAATGTCGTAACGCTCATTCCAAAGTCTCGACTGTAATATCCACGACCCAATACAACCATTCACTGTCGTTTGGTGTTGCTGTATATAAGCCATCTGGAATGCGACCATCTACGGTTGTATTTGTCGTTGGGTTCGCAAAGTTAAATGCTAATGCGCCATAACCACTTGACCCAGTCCACCACGTTTTAAATGACGCAAACTCAGCAGCAGTCATTAAATAACTCATTTTATGATTTATATATGATTTGTTAAATCGTGTAGCTTGCTTAGCGACACCATCACTCATCTCTGTGCGACGAGTTGCGTCAACTGGTGTTTGTGTATAAGCGCCTGTAAGGATCTTTGTGAACTGAAAGGATGTGATAGCCATAATATTATTTATCGAGACACTCTAAATGTCTTTTTCATCCCTTGTGAGATTGGACCATCACGTCGCAAGTCATTCAGTACAACCTCTACAACTAACCCATCTGGTTTCATAGATGCTGTTGCGGATGATGGTGTTTGTGCTGTGCCTTCATTCTTTATACTCACTGTAACTGGAATACTGCCACTGCCCGATGCGTCACTGTTGTTAACGACACTGCCACCGGATGCGCCCATTCGCAATAACTCTGGCCCGCGTTCGCCGACCATCTGTAAGCTATGAGGCTGGACTCGTCCACCACCCGCAAACCCTGCGTTCTGTGCCTGTATCATTGATGTTTGCTGCGACCCAACATTGGTTCCGAACTGTGATGCTGTACTGATGTTGCCGAGCCCGGCACCTAACATTCCGACTATCTGTTGACGTATCTGTATCCGTATTAAGTCTGCTATGATAGAGTTTGCTAAATCCGCAAAGCTCAACTTGCCTGTCATTACAAAGTCTGTAAGTGCGTCTGCTGAATTGCTCATTGCGCTTGCAAATGCATCATCCATACGTGCCGTTGAATCCATCCAGTTGTCGGCCATTGTCTGTGATGCGGTGCGAGTTACAGCAGCTACTTCAGTTGTTGATTCAGCAAGTGCGTCAGTAGCCTCTACGTTTTCCAGCAATACTTTGTTAATATCTTCTTGTATACGTGCGTACTCTTCTGCTGTTATTGTGCCATTCTGGAATGCTATATCAGCCTGCTCTGTTGCTTCCCAAGCGTTCTCAACTTCGGCTGTATAATCTCTTGCTGCCTGCTCCAACTTCTCATAATACGTAAGCGTTGCCGTGGCATCCAGTTGGGGTTTAGTTGCAGATGGCGCCTCTGGATCGACTTGCTTGTTATTGGCTGTCTCTTCTGCAACCGCTTGTAATAACTCTAGCTCTAGTCTTGCATCTGCTACCGACGCGGTCATACGCTTCATCTGGCTCGCGCCAAACCCAGTCATACTACTCAGCCACGATTCATCATCGGCTTTATCTTTAAGGTTCTGTAATTGATCTTCCAGTAGTTTAAGTTTATGAGTTGCGGTTTTAATATTATTGTCTGCGCCCATCCCAACTGCTAACACGTTAAAATATTTAATTGCCTCATTTTTAAGTGATGCCCATTTAAGTGTCCATCCTGCAAGTGCTGCGTCTGTCTCAAGAGACAGTGCTTTCGTACCTTTGTTTATCAATCCAAGTTCGGTCGAGTATTCTTCCATACTCGCAATAACTTCATTTGAGATGACAGCACCATATTCTTTCGCTTTGGCTATCAACTCATCTTGTTCCTTGATAGAGAGCTTAAACATATTGATCAACGCAACACCTTCACTATCCATGCCTTTCATAGTGAATGCTAATTGTTGCGACACGTCATCAACGTCGGCTATCTTTGTGCCAAACTCTCTGAATAAGTCTGTTGTTGATCTGAAGTTGCCGTTTGCATCTCTGACAGAAATATCAAGTGCTTCGAAAGTAGTCTTTAGTTCGCCTGTACCATTCTTTACTTCACCTACTCGGCGTGTAAATCTCTGGAAGGCCATATTGAATGTTTCTGTCGAGACACCTGCTGCGTCTGCAACGATCTGGTATTCCTGAAGTTCTTCTGCGGTGATGCCCAATTTGCTGGACATTTTACCTATCTCATCACCAGCCATTATTGCGGCAGCGCCCATTGCTGCGAATTTAGTTGCGGCTAATCCAAGTGCTATAACTATGCCAGCTGATCCAATGAGAGCAGCCTTTGCGCTTATGATGCTCTTCTTGAAGTACTGCATGTCGTTCGCAGCTTTTTTACCGAAGTTTTTAGTTGTCCGAGTGGCTTTGGTTAACCCCTGATTTAGCCCTTTGGTGTCTGCGACTAATTTAACAACTACTTCTTGTATTGCCTTTGCCATATATCTTCCTGAATATTGTCAAGCACTTCCTGTTCCTCTTTGCTAAACGGAATAAATTGATCCGTTGTATCTGAGTTAAGTTCGGTGTCTGGATTTATATATTCGTATGAAAGGTTCCATTCCGCAACCGTCATATTCCAGAACACTTCTGGTGGTAGATGAAGTACGCCGATTGCAAATCCAATAAGGTTCGGAATATAATCGGTTATGCCTTTTGGTTCATCTTCTTCATTGCTATCTTTTTTTTAGCCTGGGCGTTGCCACCCCAAAGTACTGAAGACAGAAATTCGGAACAAACGTATGCGGCTCGTGTAACGCCACCTTCCATTATATCTTCCTTTATAACCTCAATCTCTTTATTGCTGCCTGAGCCAATAAGCCCATATTTTAATATAGCTGCCGACTGAGATAGTGTAAGCCCGACAGTTGCTAATGACTCTACCATCATCGGCACGCTCATCCCAAGCTCAGTTTCGAGCTTTACAAGTACGTCAAATGTACCACGTAGCTTATACGTATTATCATTTAAATCGTGTTGTACTTCATTCCTAAATTTATTCATAATTCCTCTCAACGACAGCAGCGATCAATAACCGCTGCTGTCAAATCACTTATGCTAATGTAGCTACAACAACGCCTGCACTTTCGAGTGAAACACTAAAAGTTTCTTCGCCGTTATATTCGCCAGTACGTTCGTATGATGTAATTTGGAATGCGCCGAGGAATGTGTCACCATTGCCTGAAGATAGTTCCCAGTTGTCGATAGAGCTGTTAAATGCTGCTAACCGAACTGCTTCTTCACCAGCCGAATCTTTAAATACGCCACTGAGCGAGATGCTCATAGATGTAACACCTGCGCCTGCCAATAGCTCACGCCATCCGCTGCTGTCTTTAGCTGTAACGTCAACTGTCTCGTTGTTGAGACTCATTGATGTTGACCGGGCTGAACCGATGTTTGTAAATGCTTCTGGTCCGCCGCCATCACCGATGCCGACTAAGAATAATGATCCTTTTTGTGCTGCCATAATTTTCTTCCTTATATATTTGTTTACTTAGTCTGACTAAGTGACTTAGTTGCCTAAGTAGTTTGTAACGTTATTTATGACTATACTTGATCTGTTATGATCCTAAAACGTTGTAAGCAGTGCTGCGTTCTGCCATCTGGATCACCCAGTACGTCACTAAATTCGAACCTGCAATTGACTAAATTCATTCCTGCTATTGCCCAGTTTTGATTGTGTAATACACGATAAATCTCACCGGCTATCTCTTTTAATTTATAGCGACTCAAGTCCTGATCCCAAATATGAATCATAAGTGTTAAATCCATTCCGCTGACTGATGCTGTGCTATCATCTACCTGTGTCATCTCCCCTATAGTTATGAAGGGGAATACTTGTTTTTCTGGCACTATGTCGTATATGCCAGTTACGAGAGCCATAAGCGGGGCGTCACCTGTTAGTGCTGAATATATTCCTGTCTGTACTGCGAGTTGTGCGTCCATTATTTAATTCCTTTCTTTATAGCGTCGTTGATCGCCTTTTTAAATTCCTTGGCTATTTTAGCCTTGCTCTCTTGATAGGCCGGTGTCATAAATGGCCTTGCTTGCATATTGATTGTGCCAAATTCGAGGTGTGTTGCGTATACGAGGTTCGACCCTATCTCTGCTGTCATCTGCTGTTTGTCAACGTTATGTGTAATAGATGATGCTAACGCACCAGTATCTGTTGCGGGCGGTTGTCCTGGCGCCGAAGCTTGATGAGTGACACCGTTTCTTGTGTAGACGCGGCCAGTTGCTACGCCACGTTGAATCTTTGTCTTTGCGGCACCCTCTACAACCAATGCTGACGTAGTTAACGCAGTGATCAATTCTTGTTCTGAATCTTTAACTAACTTCTTTAGCTTTCTTTCGAGCTTTTTAATGCCGGTTATGGTTACACTCATTGAACGCCGCCTTCAACGCAATGAATCTCCATATATCTTTTCTGGCCTTCATCCTTGTTAATTATATAAATGATCGAAAACTCTCGGCTGTCAAACACTATTCGCATCTCGTCGTGTACAGCAGCGTCATAACGTATTGTAATGAGATGACTAACGTTTGTTTCGAGTCTATCTGCGCGCCACTTCTGTGATCCGCTAACAGCTACAACTTTCGCCCATCTATTAGCATACAGTGCCCAGCTTGTTGTGCTGCCACCGATGCCATCACTAACTTTAACTTCATTCTCGAATGTTATTCTGCTATTTAAGTCTCTTGATTTAATACACTTTTTCATAATTTACAACACTATAATTCTGTATGGTGACCATAACGATTTAACTACATCCGGCATCTCGGATTCTGTATCATTGCACTCATACATATACGCCGCATAAGCTATGATTCCTTGACGCAATGGTGCTGGCACCTCTGCCCCTGTAAGTCCATAACCACCGACAAATACAACCTCAACGTTATTGATTGGGCGCATAGTGTATGAATCCCAGGATTCGTTATAATTTAGTGCCGCTTTGCCATTCATATTAGTGTCGGTTAAATAGTACGTTGTGTTATCCATAACCTCTGTGGTGCCATCCGCCAAGTACGATGTTATTGACGTTATTGATTGGATCGGCCCGTATCCGAGCGGAATGTACTGTTTGGCTGGATAGTTTGTCATAAGCATCGTCCACTCTTGTGTTATGAGTGATCGTGATGTATAAGTCTCGCAACTTGCGCGGGCGACCGTTATAAGTTGATTTAAATAAGTGTCATCATCTGCTGTCTCTATTCGCAAGTGATCTTTTAATTCTGTTAACGAAACTGGCTCAACTGCCGGCTCCGAAGTTCTGGTTATTTGCATTTTATTTCCTCTGGGCCTTCAACGGCTGTTAAATATTTATCATTGCGGATCTTTGCTAAACCTCTTTCGACAAGTTCATTCGCAATATTACTAGGCACGGCAAAGACTAAATCCGGTGCGGCATTGAGAGTTATGGTTATCTTCATACTGTATTTAGCCCAAAAAAAAGCACCCCGAAGGATGCTTTTTCTGTACTGCTGTGTAACGGTTACGCTATTGTTAAAAGCTTGATTGCTTCAAAGTTTGTAACTGCTCCGCCGACTCGACGAGTAGTGTAAAATTTTATGAAGCCCTTGCTAGTATACGGATCACGTAATACGTTAGTCTGAGCACGATCAACGATAGTATAAGCCTTGCTAAAATCACCGAACGCGATTGGTAAATTACCAGTTCCGACGTTATCCATATCTTCCAGTAGGGTTACATTGTAGCCCAGGAATGTACGGTTAATTAAGTCTTGACCATCAAACAAGTACTCGCCGTTGCTATCTTTTAGCTTGCGAATATCACGATGTGTTAAGCGGTTAAATGCCCAACTTGATCCTTGTAAGTACGGTGTCTTCAACTGCCCGACCATATCAATCAAGTCATCTGCGTCAAACGCGCCAATTGTACCGGAAGTGATCTGTTCGATCTGACCGTAAGCTGTACCAGCAGCATAAGTTGTGAAGCCAGTTGGCTGGTTGTTACCATCGCCTGTGCCTTTAACAAATGCCAAGTTTTCTGTGCGACTAAACTTATCAGCAACTTTCGCTGTAAGCCAAGCTTCCATATTAACTTCTGCGTCTTGAAGAATCTCTTCAGTAGCGTGAGGTTCAGCATGTAGCTTGTGGCATTTAATAACCAGTTCGCTCAACTGAGGTGTAGTTGTTTCAGCAACAACGCCGCCTTCACTGCCCCAAGATGCGCCAGCTTCGTCAATGTCAACAATAAAGCGTACTTCTTTGTTTGCTGTATTTTGTATAGTTGCGATTTGACGTACTGGTGAAGTTTCGTATATATTTTCAAGTATACGAGCACTCATTTCTTCTGGTGCAACAAAGCCACCATCAGCATCAACGCCAACAGATAGAGCTTTAATTTCACTCGCATCAGCTGTACGGATGTATGTATCGTATGCTGCTTTGTATTCCGCTACAGATTCATCTGCTTTGGCTTCAACTTCTGAAGTGCTTAGGCGATTCATTGCCGTTGCCATTGTATCCATCTTTGCGTGTAACGCATCAACGTCTTCAATGATCGTGTCGTGTTTTACAGACAGTTCGTTAAATCGAGCTGAACCCTCTTTAACTTCATCCATATCTTTACGTACAGATTTTAGTTCGCCGTGAACAAGTTGATTTAACTCTTCGAGGACTTTGTTTGTATCAGTCATAATATTTCCTTTATGTTTAGTGTGACGCTTATTTAGCGTTAAGTTCCTTCATCAATTGCTGTAACAGGTGATTGTCTTCAATCGGCGTGTCACTATTTTTATCGGCGTCAGTAGATGGGTGATCAGTATCAATCGGCGCATCTTTTGTCTGAAGTGATTTAACAAAGTCAAGTACGGCAATCTCGTCTGCGCTTGTTAACGCATCCATTTCGCTCTTGACGGCAGTAACAGTCGACACTTCGTTTGCGGGGAAGGTGACTACTGAAACTTCAAATAATTTTAATTCTGTAAGCAATCTACTATTGCTCTTTTTGTCTATCTTGCTGCGGATAGTTTTATATCCTATAGAGAGGCCATCTATGGCACCCATCTTCAACAGGGCGTATGCCTCTTTGCCTTTCTGTACGTCCATCGCAATTTGGCCTTTTACAACTAACCCAGTGGTGTCTTCAAACATCTCTGTAAATACACCAATTGGCTCACGTGTATCGTGCTGCCATAGTAGCTTGACGTTCTTGCGTTCTTTTAGCGTCTTTTCAAAAGCGCCTTTAACTACTATGTCACCATAGCTGTCAACATTGCCAAAGATGCTACCGTATCCTTCAAACGTACCATCATCGCCCAATGCCTTTAACTCGAACTGATGATTCTTTGTTTCAATCTCTACAAGTTGATTCTTCTCATCGTAGATTTTAACTTTTGTTTCTGGCAGTACTTCTTTTACTTCTTTTACTTCTTTTACTTCATCTATAACAGGAACAGCTGGAATCCTTTCCTCTATGGTCACGTCATCCTTAACGATCACTGTACCCTTAACCTGTTTCTTCTGGTGAACCTTGTTTCCTTTAATCCCAACCCGTGTTTTAACTGGCAGGATAGTATCAATTGTTGTCTCGAGAGGTGTACTGAACTTCTCACCTTCGAGTATCATCTCTAGTCGGCACTTGTAAGTATTTGGCTCTAGTGTCAACGCAAGTATGGGCATCTTCACGGATAGCGAGGTGTTATCCAATTTACCGTCGAACGATAGATCCATTCCTTCATTTGTCTCAATGATGAATCTCGACTTTAAGTTTTTAGTTGACGCACCTTGTACCTCAACTTCAAAGACCAAAGTAGTTTCTTCGTCCAATAATATTTGTAGATCACTCATATAAATTCCTTTTAATTATTTATCTCTTCAATCGCATAATATTTATCGCTTTGCGCATCTTTGTAACTGCAATTGTAAACTTTGTTGTAACTGTTGCGAAGATTGACCGAATACTTATAATCGCTTGTATTCCGAATCTGCTAAATTTAAATATTCGCACCCAGCTTTTACCTTTGTACATAACTGTTATTCTTACAGTCTGAATCGGATCATTTAACGGCAGCGCAAACGGAATGCCGCTGCCCCCACCCATTGGTGGCAGTATCTCTGCTGTAATAGTCAACCCATTGAGTCCGAATTTACTGGCGATCATTTCTGTCGCGTTTCCACCTAGCCCGAATGTCATCATAATAAAATCACTTTATCTTCATCAATCTTATGGATGATTGTGCTTGTAGTTAATTCAATAGCAGTCGAACTTGCCAATTTAACGCCTGCGTCAATAGCAGAGTCGACGACTTGAGTCACTGTATGAGTCTCATATCCATCTGCAGTGATAGTAAATGTGTACGGATTGCTGTCTGTAACATCACCATAATTGTATGTGTTTGGTGTAACTGATGAATGGGCGTACTCTTTTACATTTATAATCGGTACAATTATATATTGTGATGATGTGTCAGCGAGTGTAACCATTCTGGGTGCGAATGTAATTTCTGTTGCGGTGTGGTCTTTATATATAATATGACGATTGCCAGCATTTTCCCCGGATGTAAAATGAATTAATCCGTGCCATAATTCTTCGGTAGCAAACGATTTAGTCGTATCAAAAATACTATCAGCATCAACAACTGAAGTTGGTTGTCCTGAATACACACCGAAGTATCCATCAACATTGCTTGTATAGGTTCCTACAGTATTGCTATTACCATCAGTTATAGTGAGGGTTGCGTTTGCTACTGGAACGCCATTCTTATCAGTCGCATGTAACATAACACTATAAGCTTCGTACACTACAGCATCCAAATTGACCATATTCTGATTCCTGAACTGTATTTTTAGTGCGTCGGTTTTAGTTCCCCAATTACAATCACAATAAGTCTCTATCCATCCAGCAGCTCTATCCGACTGCCATGGTTGTACGCACGGGCCAGTTATGCCTGTAAAATCAAGTTTATGGAGTGTTGCTCCTGGACGGTTGTACGATGAGCGTATTCCTATAGAGTTTGCGACGTAAGTATTGTTGAGTTGAATACACCCATTTCCTTCATTGTGGGTTCCAACGACTTTTGTATCTGCTACGATGTTTACTTTATTTGTAAATGATGTATTTCTGAATCCTTGTAATGTAACACCTGCTAATACTTGTCTCACATCCTGCCCAATTCCACCACCCCAAAACCCGTGAATGTGAATCCCTGTATTTAAGTTGAGGCATTTAAATACTGTGTCGCAAAAGACAGCGTCAGAATATCCAACACTGATGCCGATGTAGTCAGCATCTTCAAGTTCGAATATTATGCTATTTCCATTTATTCCTTTATCACCGTATAGCTCACCGTACTCAATTGGGGATCTAACGTGTATTGATGTGTTTTTTGTAAATAATACGTGTTTGTTTTTAATTGTTAATGTGCCAGTTCCTGATGTATATAAACTAACGTCGAACGTAAATTGATTCGCCCCATATTTTGTAATGAATCCCCAGCACGTTTGTATTAACGCAAAGTCAATACTGCCACTGCCTGTAACTGCGGTCACTTCTGTTGTATAAATCTGACTGTAATCGTTCGTTAAATTAACCGATGATGCTGCGCTAACTGTAATGCTTTCTGATTGGGCGGTGCCGAATAAATCCAATCCAGCTATCGCTATTGTAACGCTTGTAAATCCTGTAAATGCTGTAACATCCAGTGCTATTTGCCTGTTGGGTGATAGCGAGACAGTACGGCCATTCATAAAAAACCTGTTCGGCACCGCGGCACTATCTACAGCGGTGGCCGTGCGGCTGGTTAACTCGTACGTTCCGATCTGGTCACCATCGTAAATATCATCGAGGGTTGAGTCTTGATTCTTAACCGAAATGCCATAACGAATAACTTTGGCACGAGTACCTGAATGGGTGCCACCATCTGTCATTCCACTCACTGCCGTCACTCTGAACCGTACACACCATTCATAATACCCACCGCTACCATTGTGACCTGATGACCAGTTGGTGTAATTGTGCCAGTCCTGGGGGATGAGCCAAGTTACCGTATTTGCGCCTGTATTCTGGAATTTATTTGTGTCATCAACTACATACTCAAGTGGCTCCCATCGTATGCCGTAATTGGTGTTTACTGTCGCGTCAAACACCGCATATTCCCAAACACCTTCAATAGTAGATGCTGTGAGGGCGGTGCTAATATCAAAGTCAATCCCTGCATATTTAATACTGTATGCATTACGCGAGGCAAAGCCGACTGCGTCACCGACTGCTGCGTTCGATAAAAAGTCGAAGTTGTTTGCTCCGGCGCTGCTAACCGCTATTGTAGACCAAGTGTCTGTTGCTGCTACGAACCGCCCAATGCGATAGAGACCAGCTCTTTCGTTTACTGTTATTGTCATTAGTATGTGTATCCAGTTCTGTTGTCCCAAATCTTGTTAAATGATTCGGTGCTATCTGCCCAGACCGTTGTTGCTATTGAGCCACTAACTGTTATTCGCTTTATGCGCCATGCTGCGGCACTGGGTAATGATCCAATCGCCGCTTCACCTATATAAAACACTGGTGATTGTTCATCTGTAAGTTTGTCGTACTGCTCAGTTATTTCTGTGCTGGATATTGGCTTTGTTAATATATTCATAAGTTATCCACAAACCGCCTTGCCATCACTAGCTACTGTTGGTTTGCGTTCAAATATTGATTGTGTTGATGGGCTATTGCTTGCGTCAAATAGCGCAAACACTCGCAATGGTGTGACGCAATCATCATCGTATACTGTTAACGTCTTGGCACTGTTGTCAATCTTGGTTCTGTTGGTGTTGTACTTGAGTGTTAACTGAACGATGGCATCAACATCTGCAACATCAATTAATAACCCTGCTGTATTTGCTAATGTATCGGCTAACGAGGCACCAACACTTCCATTTGTCTGATGTTGATTTAATGGCTCATCAAGTACACCATTAATGATTGTTGACTCAATAGGGTTAATCTCTTGAGCTTGGTAGCGATCCGTTAATGTATTTCCACCATCAACACGAACTAAATAATTCTTCGTTGATTCATATCCTTGTGCTTGGTCGAAGTTAAATGTGTAAAACCCATCCCCAATCTCGGTCATAGCTGCGTCATTAACAGTTAATGTGGTGACACCACTATCAATCTCCGTAATACGAATAACTGGTGACAGGCCAGTTGCTGGAATCCCGTTAATGCTAAAGATGCTGCTTATGTCCATTTCATTCATATTATTTCCTTAAGTTGGTGTATATATAACTGTGCATCTACAATTTATAACTTCCGAGGCAGGGCCATTCGGATCACCAGGGTTTATTAAGCTGTATCCATTGACTATGAACGGATCGCTTATATCAACCGTTTGTCCGTTTGCCGATCTATGTGATGACCGTGTCCTATCATCTTGTGCCGAGACCCAAGTCTTTTTCATTTGTAGACCCGTGCCGTTAGCTACAATTCCACCAGCCACGTTCGCTGCTATATGTAATTCAGTACGCGCGATAGTCTTTGCCCGTGCGGTTGACAGTATATCTGTCTGCTTGCGTATTTCATTTGCTGTAGCTACTACGCCGAGCCCTTCAGATTGCGATTGAAGTACAACTGCTTGAATAGCTCGCCAAGTAGTATCTTCAATTCCGTCTACTACTGTAGCTGCCCTTGCGATTGACCATATCCGCAACTCTCTTTCAAACGGTGTCTCTTCTTTTATGCCATGAACCATTGATGGCCCGAGAGCATTGCCTACTGTGTTGTAGTACTTCATCAATAAGACTCGCAACTCCCTCGAATACTTGTCAAGGTCCGAGTGTAATACAGTGCCGGTAAACAAGTACCTATTCCGTAGCGATCTTCCTTGTTTTCTGAAGACTGACGTTACCCGTTGCTTTAATCCACGTTCGTACCGTCCTAAACGTTGTAAGTACTGTAATCGTAACCTCTGTTTAGCAGTATTATTCATTATAGCCAATCAATTGCTGGCATTGGATGACTGTGACCATTCGTTATGCCAGTCTTATTTGCGCCAATAACATAAGTGTGACTATGACCACTGTCATCTTGTGTTGACCCAGACTTATAGTCACCGTCGAACTTATGTGAGTGCGATGTATCATCTACTTTGGTTGGCCCAACGCTATAAGTTGTAATTAAACCTTTATCTTCATCAGTAGGTTCATCTTCACCTTCATCTGTAGGTTCATCAATAGGTTCCTGAACTAACTCATCTTCAGCGTCGTCAATGTCTTGACCGAGAGGCACTAAATTTAGTGGCACCAGTACTTCATCACCGCCAATTACTTCGCTGTATCCGCATACAGCACGTTTCTCATTGATTGTTAAAAAGTCTGCGTTCTGTACTGTCTCGTGTGTAATCTTTCGTCTGTAAGCGAGTGCCTGTATTGCGTCTTTATCGTAGGTTAATATAATGTCATCGCCGAACTTTGGCACGAGCCAGTTATTTAATTCATCTATCAAGTACTCAATCTCTGGCACCAAGTTTTCTTCCCATAACGCAAGTCTTGCTTCCTGCATATTTGCGTATGTTGTATCACTGCCAATATTCAATAGTACTGGGGGGATTCTGAATGCCATAGCTATATCACGTGCGGATGTATTGCGAGCATTTAAATAATCCATATCCTTTGGGGATAGTTGCATCTCTGTAAAGTCAACATCACCACCAAGTACGAGAGCGTTTCCAGCGTTATTGCTGCCACTGTAGTGTTCCTTTAGTGTTGATTGCGCCAAAGTTTTCTGCTCTGGTGTAAGTCCATCCTTAAACTTCAATAATCCACTGGGGCGACCGCCATTCTGTAATAGCTTCATATTCCAGGCTGATGATTCATTGTGAGTGTCAATGCTATAAGCTGCTGCTTCGAGCGGGCTCATTCCGTAATACTGATCCAGTGGGTTGACTGTCTTTATATGAAGTATTTCACTCATTCCAGTAGTCTGATCAACGTCAAACACCTTAACCGTGCTACCTGGGTTATATTCATAGCTACTTGGCAGCAGCATACGATTGCCGGGTTTAATAGTCATTGTTTGTGGTGGCAGTACGTATAACTCACCGGGGATGCCGCTGCTATTACCCACGCCGTATATAAAACTATTGCCTGCAAGTTGTTTGTAAGTATGAAGTGATCGAAAGAATGAAGCTTTGCCCTGCATCGGGTTCGGGCGATTCAATAATGTAAGTAGCGGATGCTCTGTATATGCCTCACCTTTCTTGTCAGTGACGACCCAGGTGATGCTACTTAGGTTATCTGCTATTTCGCGAATACATCTGTGAGCGATGACGTTCTTCTTATAACCCTCTACCGCGAATCCATTATAATTGCGGCTTGTCCATGCGGCGGTTGTTTGCTCGAATAAGCGTGAATATGTGACTGGTGCGTCAATAGTTTCTTTAGTCTCGCCAAACAGATTGAATGGGTTAAATTTCATAAGTGTTAATTCCTTTTAGTTATTTATGACTACGATTCCTTACATAGCCCATATGAAGGCCTCTTCCTTATCGTTTTCAAACAACTCTGCCAATGCGTATACGAGTGCGTCGAGTCTGTCTGGTGACTTTTGTTTATTGCCGAGTGATGGATCGAACGAAACCATCTGTTCCTCAAGGTCAACGAATAATCCAACGTGGTGGACACGGTGCTGCTCGTATAGGGCCGCTATGGGTTCTGCTCGTGATGCTTTGCCTTTGGAAGCGTGTATGAGGGTGATGGGTAGGAATTTATCTACAGTGCGGATGGTTGACTCTACCATCAATCCCCCTTGGTTCTTCTCTGCTACTATCCTGTCGGCGGTGTTTAGCTTGTATAAGTGAACGGCAGCAGCGGCCCATTCGTTCGGCGTGCCCTTCAATGACCCATCTGCTATGATGTATCCATTGTCACCCTTCCTTCCTGCTACTATAATGCCAGTCTCATCACTGTTTTCGTTAGCACTTACAGCCGGATCAACTGCTACGACTACCCTATCGAGACTCTCAATTAACAGTTTGCGTTGTCTACTGCTTGCTGTAATACGAGTTAACTCTATATCCGCCGATTTAAATAAGGCATTTGGATTGTCGTCAAGTATCTTTGCGTATAGCTCTTGTTGACCCAGTCTCGTACCATCATATTTCTTCTTGAGCTGCGCCAAGTATGAATCAGGTAGGTTCGAACTGTTTTCGTAAGTACTGCCCTCTGTAACGACTGTATCAGGATCTTTGTATAGACTTTTAATTAGTATTGTCGGCTTTGGGGTTGTTGTGACTAACACCTTTGGATGATCACCCAATCGCATCCCCATAAGCAGCATATCCCATACTTCTTGCTGGTAGCGCATCTTGGCTAATTCATCTACCCAAGCATAATGATGTTCCGGGCCACGCAATTGATCTGGCTCACTTCCGTTATATACGAGAGCTAGGCTTCCATTCGGGTATTTAAAATAGTTCTTTACCCCGCTTATGAAGACTGGCGTGAAGTTTGGATTGCTCTGTTTTAGTATCCCTCCATTGCCCTCTATGAGTACCCGTGTAATATCCTTTGCTGTCTCTACAACGATGGCGATAGTACAACCTGGATCATTTAAGGCCCAGTTGTTGACTGTATTACTGCCAGTGAATGTCTTACCGAACCCACGCCCCGCAAGTATCATCCACGTATCCCAATTACCGACTGGGTATTGCTGCTTCGGCCTTCCTTTAAATTTAATGTCAAACAATAAGTCTTCAGCAGTGTTATTGTCGAGGTGACTGAGGAATGTCTTGCGTTGATCCGGCGGTAGTAGCTGTAATTCCTCTAGCTTACTAAGCTGATTCATCTTGTATCCATTGAACTATCAAATTAATATGCGCCTCGAGTGCTTGTACTGTTATAGGATTGCTAGGCTCGGCCTCGGCTATGTCGCACCGTGCTATCTCGGTCTCTGACAGTGGCTTTGACTTATGTGGATGGTCTGTAGTCATAGGTTATTTGCTATCTTTTACCTGCTGTAGTACTGCCTCTGCTCTCTGTGTATCCGTCTCTGTAATCTCTGCGTACTCAGTTGTTATGCTGCTATCCGCTTCGAACTTATCGTGTAAGACGTTGCTATCCTCTGCGTTGCTTAACTCATCATCCGCATCAATCTGCTTAATAGCGTCGAATAGCAGCCCATCCAGCGTACGTAGCGCTCTATCATTGCCGAGGTTAAGATCCTTACCATCTCGGCCACTCAATTCCATTTGCGCGGGTTTCTTACCATGAACGTACGGAAGTGAGGCTATTGCTGCTTTAATACGATCATCTGTATGCCTACGGGTATCGTTGAATACGTTGAAGAGATAAGTGAGGGGTGTCATATTCTTATCGAGGAATTGCTCAATGCGTAAGTACTCACGGTCTAGGATCAATTCCTTTACCTCTTTGCTTATACGGTTGTGACGGTTCTTCTGGCCGGGTAATCTACCGCCGGTCTTCTGACGTTTGCCAGTGATTGGGTCTGCTTTAGTGACCATTGACGCTCTCCTGTGTTATTCATAGTTATTTAGCAAATCAATGTATTAAAATGTATTAAATAGATTTAACCGTGTATATGACGGTGAATCACGGTGAATCACGGTGTTATGTGGTGTTTCATCTCGGATCTGTGCGGGCAGACTTTGGTTTTATATGAATAACCGGCTATAACCGCCATTCTTGTGTTATATCTCGGATCTGTGCGGGCAGACTTTGGTTTTCTCTATAAGAACGGCTGTGATGCCATTCCTACGTTCATCTCTGATCTGCGCGGGCAGACTTTGGTTTTATATGAATAACCGGCTATAACCGCCATTCTTGTGTTATATCTCTGATCGCCGGGCGATAGTTTGGATCCGGCTGTTATTCACTGTTATTCACCGTGTACGCACAGTTCATTACAGTATTATTGTGTCAAGACGGTATTCGCAGTACTTACAGTGAGTTATGCTGGGTTATGGTGAGGCTGATCTGAATGGTGACTTATAGTGCTGTAAGTCTTTGATCATTGAATATATAAGCGTCTTACAGCTATATAACAGTGTCTCTGTACGTAGGCTGCTTGTTGTTATGATCGTTGCTTATATGCGAGTTATGACGGGTATGCTCTAAATGGTTGACAAGGTGAGTGGGTCTATCTCTGGGTGGTGATTGCGGGTGGTGATTGCGGGTGGATTGCCATTGTGCTGGGCTTTGAGTCTATCTTTGGGCGGGTGGTGGAGGCTGAAATTTGGTGTCAGATTCGTCACCATCACCATCACCATCACCATAACCATATCCATCACCATTCCGGCCCTGGACTAATAATCAATTCCGCTCTGATGCCAGTACAATGGCATCGACCTTCAACGCACCTCATTACAATCCATTGTACTGGCATCTCGTAATCCATCACCTACCCATTGCACTAATAGTTATATAACAGTTATCAATCTGTAATATTGATCATACAACAGCAAATAGTGCCAGGAAAACCGCGCTTGTAACAATGGTTATGAATGCGTTCCTACGACAGCGTATCTTGTCTACGACTCTATTTGCTTCTTCATTCTTCGCCATTGTATCAACCATAGACTGTAGATTTTGTACCCTTTCGGAGAGTGATTTTCTTTCGTCTACAACTACTTTTAATTGTGCTATTGCTATATTAAGCTCGTCCGTAAGCTCGTCCGTAAGCTCGCCCGTTATGTTGTGATCCGTTATGTTGTGATCCATTTAAAAATCCATTTAAAAATCCGTTGTTAGCGCATCTGTAATAGTACTAGCGCCTCGCATTAGTTGTCGTACTGTATTCCTATGTATATTGTTGTCTACGTACTCTGTTAATGCTGATGTAATAGTGTTTATCTCAACCGGTGTTAATGCTGGTGATAGTTCATCAATCATTGTCATAAGCTCACTATATGCTTGTTCGGCTTTTAGTCTGAGTCTACGTTTCTGGTGGTAGATGCGTTGATAAGTTCGTACTGCCTCTATATTCTTTTGTACGTACTCATAATGTTTCTTTGTAAGCATTTCACGGTTCTTCTGAGCGTATATTTTATTAGACTCTTTTCTTTTCTCTTTATTCTTTTCTGCGTATTCCTTCATATAAGCAGTTCGTTTTGCTCGGTTCTCTGGATCGCTTAACCATTTATCACTATAGGCTTTCATCTTATCTTTGTTATTGTTGTACCATTCCCTTCGGTTGGCTTTTGCTTTTTCTTCTTTGTTCATTATTGTTCCTCTGTTATATTTATTTATCAATAAACTAAATAAAGAGGGTTTAACGTTCTCCAAAGAAAAAGCAGCTATAAAGCTGCTTGTAGGGTTACGGTTGTGTTGTAGAGTTAATCGTATTCTTTTATCTTGTCCGCGAAGGTTATTAGTTCAGGGAGGTATGTCCTAATGCTGAGCATATCCGTTAGCACTTTTGTTAGTACAACTTCTGCGGTTGAAGCTGGCAGTAAAAGCCCAAATTGCTTAGTTATCTTGTCTGAGCAATGTATCCTAATGGTTATAGATAAACTTGTAACATGCGTTAGCGGATCATTTTGTAACGTACGGACTACAGATTTTAAGGATCTAATGCTATCCTCAACATAATTATTCTCATTGAATATGCTTATTTCAACACCATTACCAAAGCACCATGTATCATTACTATCTTCGAGGACAATGCGTGCATCAAAGTCTTTGGCTTTTTCATTATCCATAAATGTAAATGAAAGGCTGTAATTAAATTCAGTCATAGGTTCTCCCTGTGGATTCAAATATTAGTTTAGTCCAAAAGAAGAAAATGAAAGGGATTTATTTATTTTTTTATACGTGCTGCTGCTTGATAGTGACCCCCGGCTCTTTGTGGGCTGCACTTCATTCGTTTAACTATAAGAGCAATAACTTCCTTTCGGGTTATATCGTTATTTGCTTTACGGGCTTTGGTTAATATAGCTGTTGCTTGTTCAACTTTCGTCATTGTGTTCTCCTATTATTGTACTGAGGTTCCTTTGGGTAAAGTATAAATCAAGTTCAAATCCGTTCTGTATTAAATCTTTTATACTAATGTATCCAAGCTCGCCTCCCATTCCTATATTAATGTATCCAAAGGCTTGGTTCTGCTCAGGGTGTATATCTCTTTCTGTAATGTACGCATCACCTACTGAATGAAAATAATGCAAGTACACAATCGGATCTTGTAATTCTTCTGTTTCGTATGTAACTGGCATTTTGTTAATGCAATTGGTTATTTCTTGGATTTTATCAATGAAGAATTGTGACTCTTCGGATTCTTCGGTGTAATTATGTAATACGGATAATTGGACTTTGTTTATGAATTTGTTTAGCACTGTACGCTCCTCTGTTATTGAGCGTACAGCTTATGATCATATCTTGGATCGGGCGACCTACTTTAAAGTTGTATTTCTGTAAGCGTTCCGCCAATTACCGAAAATTGTTTTCTGCTTTGTTGCCCGTAAATGTATTGGTATGAGCCGTTATACAACTCCTCTACGCTCAGCTTTATGTTTACTGCGAACGTGCCGCTTGGTAGTGTAATACGAGTCGTGTTGCTATGAAGTACACCATTAATTCTTGACGCGTGTACTGTAACTTTGTACTCGAGAAAGTCGTCTATGCTTGGATCATAATCATCGTATCTAATATCTTGTTTTGCGCGATAATTTATTTCGCAAACGTATTGTAGATTCATTGTGTACTGTACAACTACTGGATCGGTGTGAATTGTTCCGCATGACAGAATCACCTCGCCATAATCACCTAGTGGCACTGTGCCTGGGGTTATATTCGGGGTAATGTTTTCGATTGTTCTTGGTCCTGTTGATGGTGTGAAGATGATGCCAAAGTCATCTTTATCATCATTACCAAATTCATCGAATGCGAAAGGGTCACTATATTCGTATGGGTCAATATAGACTGATTCATCGTCTGAACTACAGCCCTGTAATAATATAGCTAGTGTTATTCCTAATAATATTTTATTCATTTTATCTCTCTCTTGTGTTATAGTTAAGTGTTATGTATTTATATATTTATATTACGCTCATAATCGGTATCGGACGACCATTTCGGCAAAATTGACCTATTCGAATAAGCTATTGTATGTTGATGTTGCGAGTGATCGAACTTCGAGATTGCGATCACCTTCAACTTTGGCTAACCGATCGTTGTCTCTGCGCTCTTGCATAATGTTATACATTTCGCTGCGATTTATATTTCGGCCAATTTCCCAATCAAGTTGCTTTGCTAATCCATTGAAGTTATCTGGCAAACCGAACTTATGTAGCATTCGAAAGAATTTAACCATTTGTTTATCGCTAAAATCTCGATCATCTGCTAACCAGTGATCCATTGTCTCGAGTGCGTCTTTATCGTTCTTATTCCATTTAGTCGGTAGCTGATTGGTTTGGACCAGCTCTTTTAATTGAGCAGTGAGTGCGATCATCTCACTGCGGACTTGCTCGCCCATAACGTATGTTGTTCCGTGATCTGTCTGGCGTCTGCGTATTTGGTTTCTTTGTACGTGTTTCATATTATTGTTCCTCTCTGTTATAGTTATTTATCAAACTTTCCTAATTTTTACCTTTTGGAGGATTTTTATCCAAAAAAAAGCCCAACTGCTGGGGAGCGAGTTGGGCTGTGAGACAAACAATTAACAGAGAGGTTATAACATGACGTGTCTCACTATGTTATTTATCATTTACTGTCGTTGCGATTTGCGTTCCTTTAATATTTTAGTTATGTCGGCACGAGTTGTGTTGATTGACTCATCTTTGCGTATCTGGTCTTTAATCTGTGTTATATAAGTTGTATCAGCTGCTTGCTTGCCGTGTTCATACAACATTGATTCAACGCTTACTATCTTGTCGGTTTTAATACGTAATTTAACTAGTGGACTGTCAGGAATGTATTCTTTTGCGTTGCGCTTTTCCTGGGTGATGCGATGCAGATGTGATGCTTTATCAATATCTGCCTGAGGCTGCATTGTGACTTGATTTGCTGTATGTGTAACTTTGCCCAAATCAAGCTCTTTGTTGTACTGCTTTAGCTCGTGCTTCGCAGCCTTGATTCCTTCGGCATCTGCATTTTTAATATAAAACGCATCGTGTACTGTTAGTAGTATATTGCCTGCGTCTAGTTGTTGTACTGCTGTATCTAATAGCACTCGTTCTTGTTGCTGATAGAAGTATGCTAATGTCTTGGGCTTGCTTAACTTACCTGCTTCTGTTTGTAGGCACTTCATCTTTGTAAGCTTGGCGTCTTTGCTATGAAACTCAAATATAATGCTACTGATCACTTTCTGCTCTTCTATAAACTGTAAAACGAATGGATGCTCAAGAAATAGTTTTCTATGTTTTGGGCTGTATATGATTGCGTTAAGTGATTGCGTTTTCTTTTCGCCGTTAATGTACCATACGGCTGTCTTTGTTGAGCCTTGTGCGCCGAACCCAATAGCTGTAAATGCCTCTTTAATTATTTTCACTGCGCTTTCAGTTGAGTGCTGCGAGTCTTCGAATGTATGTAGTGCTATCTCTTCCCGAATAGCAGATTTACGCTCTAAATAGGTTAACGTCGCAGGCAGTGCTATCTCTACACCTGCATCAGTTGATATGCGCATAGTCTCTGTGTAACGCCACGCATAAACTGAGTTTTCAATGTCATATTCAATGCACCTGCCTAACGCCGCGTGTCGTACTGACTTACTCACCGACTGTAAGTTTGGCCCTCTGTAGTACTTGCGACCAAACTCACTGTTATTAATTATCAGCGGCAGTTGCCCATTAAACACTCGCGCAATGCTATAAATCCGCTTTGCTTCTTTAAGCCTGCGTTTTAGTGTGTTTATCCCTTTGGATGCGTACTGAACTTGTGTAATTTGGTTACTAATATAAATTATATATGCGTGTAACGAATCAACGTCAATTGGCGTATAAGCAACTTCATTAGTATCATTTCCTATAATGCTATAAAACTCAGGTGTGTATAATTGCGCTGCGTATTCATTTCTTTCATCATCAGTTAAATCTGATTTGGTTAATAGCTCTGCGTATATAGCATCTATCATAATCTCTAGGTGGTAGGTCATTTTAATCTCTGTGTACTGCTTCTTTATATTACTGCCTAAATTCACTATCTGCATTAGTGGACAGTTATCTGTAAACCATTTATGCATACAGACTTGTTTACCATTTATGGTGCTTCTACTGTGTTGATTTATGGTATAAGTGCTTACTATGTAATGATCATTGTCTAACATAAATTGGCATAACTTCGAGTTTATCTCTGTCGTTACCGCTTTAATGTATCTAGCTATTATTTTAGTACGATGTTTTTCTGTTAGTTCCGGGTAATCGCGTATGAGTAAGCGTTGGGCGTGATTTGTGAATGCTGTAATTTGGTTCATAATATAATTCCTTGTTTATAGTCGTTTCTCAGGCGACTTACGCACTTAATTAATTGCTGTTATTGGTGAATATATTATGAACACATTGTGAGAGCCAATAACAGCAATTAATTAAGTGCTACAGTTATTTATCATAACGAGACAGTAATATGATTTAAGTTTATCCAAATCCGCAGAAGTGAGTAATTAATTCAATAAATCAATGGGTAATTGTAATTGGGGTCTTATTTCATCAACTACTATATAGTAGTGCTAAAACGAGACTTATCCACAGGGGTAAGTAATTAATCCGCAGAAGTGAGTAATTAATTCAATAAATCAATGGGTAATTGTAATTGGGGTCTTATTTCATCAACTACTATATAGTAGTGC